CGGTGTGATCGAAGGGAAGGTGACTCCACCCTCGCCATTTGAATTGGAGCTCGGATCCCGGAACGTCTCCCCGCATGAATCCCGGAGCGTGTCCACCGGCAAGAAACGTCAGTCCCTTGTTCAGCTCTCCTACGAGACGTGATGGAATCTGAGGACTCGTTCTGATCTTGTTCTCAGCTTTGGTGACGATGTGTTCACCGACATAACCGGCAGCCTTGTGGAAGAAGTTGCCGATAGCCGCCCAGAACCCATGGTGAACGGGCGAGTTAGAAGTGGACTTGACGGGACCCGAACCAGGCCAGTACCCGCCGCCCCCCATCAGTAGTTCTCCGGATACTGCTTGACGACATAGCGGTACCAGGCCAGGGAGATGTTCCAGGAAGCCGTCGCAATCTCACTATCGGCCTGAGAACTGGACTCATTACCGTTGACTTCTTTCTGATTCTTGAGCCAGGCAACGAACTGAGCCAGAGTTGCTCCCGGATTGGCATTGGCGTAGATCTTCACCGAACCCAGGGCATTCAGGTAGTCGGTCTTGTAGGTCTTGATGAACTGATCGGGGTTGGAGACCGACTGGCCCTTGGCGATGGAAATCTCCACCCCGGCGACATTGACCGAGTCACCCTTGGTGTTTGCAGGCGTAACGCTGCCGGCGACAAGAGCGTTGTAAGAACTGACCACACCTGCCGTCCACCCGGGGTCGGTGGCGTCGTAGGCGTTTCGTCCGTGGGATTGCTGGTAGTTCTCCAGGTCCTGGATGGTGTGAATGCCCTTGCTGGCAAGCGTGGCGGCTGCGCACTCATAGGAAGCCTCAACCCCCGCGTACTGCGGGAGATTTCCCGAGTCAGTTGCTCCACAGCCTGTGATGTAACCCTGTCTGCCTGCTCCTTGAGTACCGAAACTGGTCTCATGTAAAGCAATAGCCAGGAGAAGCTGTGGGTCAATGTTGTACTTCTTGCCCATCTGATCCGCTACTGCCTTCTGATCGGCGGGAACCCCTTCGGCGGTGAGGACCGAGGACGGAACCTGCTCCGCTCCGCCGATGGTTCCCTGAGCCGTCTCCAACTGCTTTTCGGCAATCTGGGCCATGAGGTCTGCTTCTGCCTTGCCGTATCCGAAGTTGGCCTGAAGGGCCTGTTCGTACTGAGCCTGGGTCAAAAGACCCTGCTTGAAAGCGGTGGCAAGGGTTCCTGCAGGAAGGTCTGCGACACCGAGTTGGTCGGCCAGCTTTCGCATGGAGATGGCCTGCTGGAGAAGCGACTGCTGCTCGGAGAAGATCTGGTTCTCCTTGCCCTGGACGTAGGTTCCCGTGTTGATGTCCCTTTGGGCCTGGTTGATGGCGTTTTGTTCCTTCTGCTGGAGAAGAGAGGCTTGAAGGTTCATCTGGTTGTTCATCACCCCACCCGAGGCGTAAGTCCGCTTCAGAGCTTCGATGTCCACGGGCATCTGCCGCTTCTGTAAAGCGAGATTCTCCAAAGCTCCGGCTTTCTGGGTGTTGTACTGGGCTATGGCTTCTTCACGCTTCTGCACCGCTTCAGCCTGCTGAGCCTGAAGCTTGGCGAGGGTGGGATCAGTTGCCACCGGAAAGCCTTCCTGCCAGCGGTGCCGTGGCCACCATGACCTTCTCCAGCATCGGAGCTTCGATGTGATTCAACGCAGAAAGAGTCGTCGTGATCTTCCAGTACATGGAGGCCGTTCCGGGGATGTCTGCTATCCGGACACTGGTCGAGGCCCCAGAGGGCCTCAGATCGCCTCTGACGGCCGCTGGTGCCACTCCTGGAAGGGTGACCGTGCGTGGCTCAAGATCCTGAACCGTGATGTTTCCTTCGTGGTCCATGGACTCGATTCTCACCTGCAGGACCGACTCGTGTGCGAACAGGGCCAGGTAGTACTCGATCTCCCGTAACTGCGTAAAGCCGTGATCCGAATAGATCAGCGGAAGGGTGAAGGTGTAGGAGGAGGCTCTGTGGTAGTCGGTCTCCTGGAGGTTCTCCCACCACAGCAGTTGGCGAGAGGACTGCATGGACATGTTGTAGGCCTGGTAGACCCGCTGGTTCACCCGGTCCACGCAGTAGCGGGCCGGCTGGCCTTCACCTCTTGTGACATTCGAGGTGAACTGGTACCAGCTTTCCGTTCTCTCATCCCAGCAGTAGGTGTTTCCCGCGAACAGCGTGTACTCACCGAAGTCCATTTGTCCGGTGTGACCCCAGGAAGCCACACGAAAGGTCGGTTCTCCGATGATGTCGAAGCGGTTGGTGTCGAAGCCTTTGGCTGTTGCCGATCCGAAGAAGGTGGGTTCTGTCGGGTTCCCTAAAAGCTGGTTGGCGATGTCCTTGAGTTGAGAACCCGTCCAGACATACACCGAGTCATCAGAGACCGAGATCGCTAACCCGGTGTCGGTGTTCACGGGTCTGACAACCGATACGGCGTGAGCGAAGGAGATCTGCCGTTGGATGGGGTTGGTGATGTCTCCCTGAATCAGCGCAAGGCCGATCTCCGACTTGGCAACGATGAGGTCGGAAGGCTCCACGGGAGAAACCCAGGTGATGGGGGAAGAGAAGTTCGGAAGTGGGAAGAAGGCGTTGACCGTGGTGGGTTGGGCGTCTGAGGCCACGTTGGTGTAGGCGATCTGGTTGTGCAGGGACAGCTGACCTCCGGGCTCGATGGCCGTGAACATCAACGACAACTGATGTCCGAAGCAGTCTGCCGTCCACGGGAAGTAGAAGTCCCTGAACCCCGTGGTTCCGTCCGACCTGTAGATCCCCGACAGCGTTGTGTCCGCTACGGGAGCTGCCGCTGAGGTCCCGACTCCGAGGTTGAAGAACACGGCATAGGTGTTGTTGGCCCCCGTGGTGAAGCGGTAGGGAGTCAGGTGCTGAGTGGCAGAAAAAGCTTTCAAAGCTGTGATGGTCATCAGGACGTTCCACGTCCCGCCTGTGATCGAGGATTCAGGTGTTCCGCCGTTTGAGGTTCCGGACAGCTTGTAGAGCCTGAAGGTGGAGTTGTCCTGGTTGGTCGGATCACATTCGAGGGTGCAGCAGTAGATCCCCGCCAACGGATCGACTCCTCCGATGGACCAGACCCCGAGGATGTAGGAGTTGTTCGTGATCCCCGTCATGGTCATGGGCTGCCAGGTTCCCCAAGCTCTCAGACCCCCTGTCGGCAAGGGGTAGGCGTCCGTCAGGGAGAGAAGACCGTTTCTCGGACACTCCCTGTCGTCGCCTCTCTGCCACAGGCCGTTGCTGAAGTCGGAGAACAGTTCCCACTGATATCCGCGCTCATCTTTTGATATCTGCGGCTTAGCGAGTCTCTTTGTCGCCATGTCACTCGTTTGCTAGACACTCTCGGATCTTCTGTTGGCGTTTCGGGGACATCATCGGATAGAGCGTCATCATGACGCCTCGCGCTCTTGCTCCCGTAATCCTCCAAACAAGAGCAGGGGTGCACTTCAACGTAGTCTTACCGCGCTTAACGGAGTTGACAGAACCGCCAAACATCTGCACCAAACGAACTAGGGGGTCCCATTCGACCTGGGCGGCACTTACCTGTTGACAGCCTTTCATGTTCGGAGCAAAACAACCCTCCCCTTCAAGAAACCCAGCAGCCCAATGAATATCTGTTGTTGATGGAGATCGAGAAGCAGGATTGGGGTAAGCCCTTCGGTACTTCGGACCCTCCGTTCGATACCTCCTGGAGTACTCCCGATGAGCTGCTCGCTTCTCTTCTGACCACGGAACCGAGGGTCTTCTCTTCATAAGGTCTCCCACTGAAGACCCCGGTCGTCTTTGGAGACCTGGGGTTTGGCTAGGCGTTTGGTAGCCATTACTTCGGTGGAACTTCGACAAGGATTCCGGCAGCAAGATGAGGACGGGGACCGGCTGTCGTGGCGTTGATTCCGACATTGACTCCTGCGTCGTGATTGCCGACGAGCTGGATGTAGTCCTGTGCAGCGAAGTAATGCACCCCCGGACAAGCGATGCCCTGCAAAGAACCCGACAGACGAGGCGGTACGGTCATCTCATCCAAAGAGGTCGTGCCATTGATCCAGATCGAAGTTTGACGGAAGCTTCCTGCCGTCGAGGTGACCTTCCAGGGCAGATAGCCGGCATAGACGTAAAACCCCGCCGTGTTGAAGGTGACCCGGGACTGATCGTTTGCCGTGGTGTGCATCCGGTCGGTGTCCTGGAGGTTCGCATCCATGTTGAGAGCCGACACCGTGGCTGAGGCGATGGTTGCCGAGGTCGTGCGGTAAGCGTAAACAGCTGGACCGTAAGGAAAGTTCTCGATCTCCTGGAAGTTTCTGGCGAACAGGTCGGAGACGTCCTGCCGCCACAGGTCAAAAGCTTTGTCGAAAGATGTAGATCCTGTCAGCGGAAGGGGAGGGAGGACGACTTTCGGAAGTCGGAGAGGCACTTACGCGCTCCTGGTTGCGCCGTGAACGTGCAACGTTCACCACTCCGTTCCGCTGATCCAGTAGGCCAGGCTGCGTGCCGAGTCGGAGGCGATGTTGTTGGACTGCTGATCTGTCCATTGACGGGTGACCTGGATCATCTGCTCCAGTCTTTGCTCGTAAAGCTGAAAGGCCTCCTGCCACCTCTGATCTCGTGCTTCCTTACGCCGTGCCACAACTTCGACGTAGAGGGGAACCAAGTCTTCCCACCCCGCAGGTAAATCGGCTAGGTCGTCGTCCTGGACCATCTTTCTTGGGAGGCGGTAGTAGAAGAGTCGAAGACCATCAGCAAGGGTTTCTGAGGGGACGGGGAACAGGTACAGAGCCGATGAATCGCCTCCCGGATAGCCCCAGATCGTGTAGTAGTCGGGCTCCGATCCGGTGATCTCCCTTGACCAGTACCAGATGTCGTCCATGGACTGGAAGGGCTGGAACTCCAAAGGTCTGATATCCACCGAGTCTCTTCGGTACTCCACCCGGTAGATGCGGATCATGTCCTCAGGTAGGTCGTAGGTGAGTTGATTCGCGATGACGGTGTAGGAACGGATGTCCTGGAGAACTTCGCTTCGTCTTGCTATGTCACGTAATGATTCGTTCGCCCAACGGGTCAATTGATCGTCTGTCCAGAAGCCTGTCAGAGACCCGTCCAGGTGGGCCAGGATGTCCGCTTTCAGCTCTCCTAGTGTCTGGCTCAAACCGTGGTCACTCCGGGGCTGGGAGGGCTCCCCAGGACGTCTGAGGGGCTTTGTGCCTGGATGCTGGATAGGTAGACCGAAAGCGCTTCAGCGAGCCGTGATTTAAGGGCGTCGATCTCCGTCTGGACCTTGGGTTGATCTGCGTCCAGGAGCTTAGGAAGCAACGACTCCGCGAAGGTGATCTGCTTGCTGATCAGGTCTAGCGCCTGGCTCTGGGACAAGATCTTCCTCCGACAGCATGTGGTCGGCGTCCCGGTCAAACGCCAGCTTCCTGCCGATTATCGCATTGAGGTGGGACGCGGGGATACCTCCTCCGGGAGTTTTCCACCGGAGGTCTGCTCTGGTCAGTTTTGTCTCCGCCGGCAGCCAGTGAGCCAGAACCAAGGACTTGCCGAGCTTCACCAGGGCGTCCATCTCCTTGGGGTGAACCTTCTTGTCTCCGTCCTTGTAGGCCTTCTCGAATCGCCTGATGTTGACGACAAGCCACTCGAGGCCCTGGGGCTCCAAAGAGAAAGCGTGGTCGGAACCCTTCATCGAACGGTCCAGGGTGAAGTGCATCTCGATGATCTCCGCACCCAGAACCCTTGCCACCAGTCCGAAGCCGGGACCGTTGGTGTGCAGGGAAGCCCCGATCTTGATGTCGGGAAACTCCTGCTTCATCCAGGTAATGCAGGCCAGATCGAGGTCCTCGTAGTCGTTGGGGTAGGTCGCCAGGCAATCAAGGAAGGCGAACTTGGTGTTGGGGGAGAACTCGTTTCCTTTGCCCCTCAGAAGGCCGTAGGCGGCTTCTACGGCCTTCTTGTCTGCCGTTCCGGTACTGACCACCAGGGGAATGCCTGAATCCACAGCATGGACCAGAAGCGGTGTGGTGTGGATGTCCGCTGAGGCGATCTTGATGAAGTCCACCCCGAGGTCGGCAAGGAAGTCCACGGAGGGCTCATCGAAGGCGGTGACCCCGAACTCCACCCCGACCTGCTTGGCCTTTCGTTTGAGCAGGCGGTACTCGGCGTATCCGAATTCAAGGTGTCTGCGGTGTTCTCCGTAGGTGTTTCCGAAGGCGTTCTCGGAGTGATAGGGCCTTGCCAGGTATTCGGCGGTGTAGCAGGTCGTTAAGTCTCTCTTCTGAAACTTGACGGCGTTGGCACCGCTTGATGCGGCGGCGTCGATCATCTGCAAAGCCAGGTCGAGGTCTCCCTGGTGGTTGGAGCCCAACTCAGCCACCAAGTACGCGCGTTGCACGATACCTCCTCGCATCTTCAGCGACGATGTAGGCGCGGTTCACGGCTCTCTGGTTCTCTTCCTTGCCGACATGCGCTTGCGTCCCCGACCGAACAGACGCGGTCTGCGGGCCCTGGGAGACTTCCTCACGCCGAACTCGGGAAGCCCTGCCTTCCTGCGTCCACGAAACTCGCTGCGAAGCTCCCCGAGGTCCTGTTTGGCCTCAGCCTTGTTCCCCGAGCGGTAGTCCCCGATGATGTCGCGGATCTGACCGCCGTATGCTCCGCCTATTCCTCTGTCGGCCATCTAAAACCCCGTCACTCGAAGGAGGAAGCTTCCTCCACCCACTTGATAGAACAACGGACTGGTGACAGCCGTAGTAGCGACGGGGAAAAACCCCGGAAGAACGGTGGACATCTGCATCCCCGCTTCGTTGGTAGAGCCGGTCATGAAGAGATTCGCACTTCCCGTCGTGGGGACGCTGACGAGGAACTTGGTCCCCGAGGAAAGAGCGATGGACTGAGCTCCGGCCAGATTCGTGGAAAGACTCATGGTTCTCATCAGGCGGTCTGTCTGCGAGGTGTTGGTCAGAGAGAAGGTGTAGTCCTGGTCTCCTTCGTTGGTGGACTTGATCTGGATGGTGATGGTGACTTCGGTGTTCAGTCCTACTGCCGTGGTGTTGACGGTGCTCATCTAGATCTGCACCACCTGGATGGGAAAGCTTCGTGAGTTCGTGGTGTAGATGAAGCTGGCAGCAGAAGTCGGAACGATGGCCGGCGAGGGGCCTTGGAGCTGGATACCCACCTGCGCCGTGGAAGCCGTGACGTTGTAGTAGCCGGTATAGGTGGCTGCCGGGATCAGCAAGAGCCCTGAATTCGAAGATCCGGCTGCAGCAAGGCGTGTGGCCGTGGCTTGGGCAGTCGTTACCTGGATGACCGTCTGGCGGTCTAGGAAGCCGCTGTAGGTGCTTGAGAAGGTCGTGTGGTAGGCCTGAGCTGAGACAGAACTTCCAGGGACTCCTGAGGAGCCGAAGACAAATCCCCTGACGGTGGCTTGGATGATCAAAGAGACGGTGGAGGGCATCAGTTGGGCACCCGGAGAACCTTGAACCCTGTACCGCCAGAATCCGCAGATCCCATTGATACCTGCTGGAGCGAGTAAGTTCCCCCGACGTTCCGACGAACAAGCAGGGCCGTCTGTCCGTCCGATACATGGGTGTCGTCACGCAGGCGAGCGCGCAGTGTCAAGCTTCCGGCCTCGGCGCTGAGCAGTTGAACATCCCCCGAATGTGCGCCAGCGGTGTTGACCTCAATCGCGGAGACGAGAGCCCCATAGGGGACTGGCGTCCCGGAAGCGTTTTGCAGCCCGATATCCACACGAGCACCGCCGCCAACGGTGCCTAACGCTCGGTAGAAGGCGGCCACATCGGCTCCGGCAGCGTGACTGCCGAACGTGAAGGTTTCACCGTTCACTGAAACCGTCTGGCCGAATCGCAGGGTTCTCGCACCCGCAGACCGGAACACGGTTTCAGTTCCGGAGTCCGAAAGCGACGACGCGACGCTGACTATTGAGGCGGGCATCAGCCACGCTCCGGCAACCCCGGAGTCCACCACGAAGGCTGTCCCTGTGCCCGGAAGAAAGCCGGAGTTGTCGACGCTGCCCCCGAATACCGCGCAGTCCGATCCGCTTATTTTGTAGCCGGTCGAGATGGATTCCATTCGGACGCCGTGGTATTCGTGGTTGGTCCCTGTGCCCGTAAGGATGCCCGATTCGACTCCTTGGATCACGGTTCCGAAGACGCGGACCGTATCGCATGCATTCCCCTGGCGAATGCCCACGGTGCCGGCGGGCAGCGTCACCATGTCGGAGGAAAACTGGATGTAACCCCCGAAGATCCGGCAGCCATTGGTGTCGACGAGATCGAGGGCGACCTTGGACCCTCGCGCGTTGTATCCGTGGATCTCTCCGTACTGGCTTGCCGACGACCCAACGACCTGCAGCCCCACTCCGACGGTAAAGTCCGAGCAGGTGACGTCGTGAACTCGGAAGTTGGAAACATTTCCGAGCTGGATGCCGCCGAGAGCGTTGCCGTTCTTGTCTTCGAAGCAAAGATCTCGAATACAGGGGCCGCGGAATTGACACGACCCAGCGCCGACGTAGATCTGGAGTCCCCAGATGGCCCCGTCGACAAGAAGCTCCGAGGTGCCCAATCCCGTTGCCGCAGCCTCACCAGGACCGCCCACGCCACGAAACGCGATGTTCCCGATTGCCGTGGAAACGGTTAGCGATGAAGTGATGCGGTAGATGCCGGAAGGAAGGTAGACGGTTCCCCCTGAAGCCCCAAGAGCATTGATCGCCGCTTGTACCGCTGCCGTGTCGTCTGTTACTCCGTCTCCTACGGCACCGTAGGTGGGGTCCATGACGTTGACCCAGACTCCACCGGCTAAAGCCTTGTGGGCTTCGTCGTGGAGCTGCGAGTGCGAGATAACGTTCATCACATCGGTGGGACCGGGGTTGGATAGGACTGTCACCAGACCACCGTCCTGGCCGTAACTGCTGAGGGTGAGGAGTACAAGTAGATCGTGCTTCCTCCTTGAACACTCACAACAGAGGCTCCGCGAGGGGAGAGGCTAACTCCTACCTCCGAGGTGCTACCGGTCAGGCTCACGGGTTGGGTGTTGGTCGAGGCAGGAAGGACGGTGAGAAACTTTCCGGAGGACGGGATGACCACCGAGATCGCCGTTCCTTTTGCTGTGGTCAATGAGGTGGTGTTGGAGTTGCCCGTGGCCGAGGTGTTGTTCAGGGAATACAAGATCTCGTCGTTCCCACCTTCGGGAAGACCGGTGAGAGAGATCTTCACTCGGATGAGTCCGGTTGATCCCATCTCACCCCTGCCGTCAGATCGGCCTTGAGCTCGACAACTCTTCGGAGCTTGATGCACCCACAGGCCCTGTGATTGCAGACCCCTTCCCTGTGGTCCTTCTCGTCGTGACTGCACTTACAGGTAGCCAATCCCTACCTCCGCCATTGAGTTGTCGAGCGTTGTGAACAGGCTAAAGGACGAAAGAGACGTGGACACCGCTATCAGCGAGGGGTTCACCGAGGACAATCCAAACCCCTGCGCTCCTCCCGTACCGATGCCGGGGTCGTAGAAGAGCGTGGAGTCGTAGGGGTAGGTGGAGTCGTAGATGATCGAGGCGTCTGTTTGAACCATCCGCAGGGAGTAGGGATTGGTGGATTGCGGGGTGAGGAGCACCCACCTGGCGTTGGCGTCGGGGACCAGGGTCAACGGAGTCGTCGTGACTTCCACCTGCTGGAAGTTCTTGGGGGAGAAGGTCGAGAAGATCGTTCGCTTCCAGCGCTTTCGGTCCTTGGTGATGAGCAGGCTGGCCGTGAAGTCGTAGACGTCGGTTGAAGCCGCACGGATGATCTGCTTGGTGACGTTGAGCGTGGCCCTCACAGACGCTCTTGCGCTCACAGAAGCCGTTCCTTGAGCGATCTGGCCCAGGGACGCAGAAACGGTCGCAGCAGCCCTCAGAGAGGCTGTGAGCAGGTCTGTACCGGCTCGGGTGAGGTTGGCTTCGGTGATCGTCGCGGAAGCGGTTATCGAAGCGTTGAGCTTCTTGAAGGGAGCCAAAGTCGCGGTGACCGAAGCGGGAGCGAGGATGGAAGCGGCGAGGTTGTCGGTGACCCCACCGGGAACAGAAGCGATCTCGACAGCGATGATCTGGCGTGCCGGTGATACCGAGGTCGGGTGAACTGCATCGACGGTTGTGTTCGTCGTCAGGCGCCATTCGGTGAGCATGGCCATATTGATGGGCGCCGCGTTTGTCACCGAAGCAATGAGCGACATTCCGACACCAGTGGTGAACGCTCTGTTGTCGGCTGCCTGCCCGAACAATCCGTAGGACGCGTTGGACGAGTTGGAAAAGGCACCGAGGACGAGCGATGGTGTTGTGGACGAGGTGACGCCCGTTCCGATGGTGGACTGAACAATCGCTCCAGCACCGTCTGTTGAGGCCAGCGAAACACCCGAGAACTGCGCCAGGCTCCACCCGCCGTTCATCGTTGCACCCGACCAGCTGACGGTGATGGCAACGCTCGTCGGCGCAGAGGGCATGGCCCGGTACAACCCGATGTACTGGGTGGAGTTGGTCGAGCTCTCCTGAACCTTCACCCAGGTGGCTCCAGCCCCGGCAATGGTCGGAGAAGCAGCAAAAACAACTCCTGCTCCCGGACTCCTTGCGTACATCCCAAGCAGGAGCAGGGTGCCTGAGGTCGGAAGAACGGAGGCAAGCGTCCACTTGCTGGTGTTCCCCGTGTTCACCCCCGACGTGAGGTTGTTGATGGTGATGGCCACTAGAAGACCCCCACTCGCACGTTGCAGGAGTTGGCCGAGGTGAACAGGTTGAACCCCGTCGTGGGGGCACCGACCGAGAACAACGACGCCGCTGTCAAAGCGATGCCTACCGAGTCACCGGCGCTGTATCCCAGGTAGACGGGGTCGGTGAAGGTGGCATCCGGAACCACGAGAAGGAACCTGGCGTTGGACACACTCGTCAGATCGACGGGCTGGGGAACGGCTGAAACCGCAAGGGTCTGCTTGACCCTCGGAGACACCGTGGACGAAAGGCTCCGCGAACGGGACATTGGGGGAAACCCGTCGGTTTGCAGTCTCAGGCTGGCCTGGAGGACGTACTGCTTTTTGGTGGCTCCTCTGCCCAGAGGTTGAGGTCCGGGGCCTGAGATCGTTCCCACAAGGGTTGCAGCAGCCTGTAGGGAGGCGCTGAGGGCCTTTGTGACCTGTCCCCTGGTCAGGGTGGCGACAACCGACGCAGCGGCGTTCAGGGAGGCTTGCAGGGCGTCTAAGGAGCTTCTGGTAAGGGTTGCCTGAACCGATGCCTGAGCCTGGATATTGGACTTCAAGTCGTCGTTGGGCTGGATCGTCGCCACGACGCTTGCCTTGGCCTGGATGTTTCCCACGGGATTGGGCTGCAGATGGGCGGCGATCTCCACGGCGATGGCCTGGTTCATGGCGTTGGAGGGCTGGACCGTGCCAACTGAGTTCACGGCAGAACCGGCGAACTCGTTGAAGAAGTTCAGCGGAAAAGAAGTGCTGGTGATGAAGAAGGTCGAGTTGGCGTAGACCACCTGCAGCCCGACCCCCGTGGTGATGACCGTGGTAGCCACCGATCCGAAGGTTCCGAAGACGGCGTTGTTGGTGCTGACCCCGGACAGGTTCACACCCCAGTTGCTCTGTGCGACCGTCGAGGCGTTGTAGGTCGACTGGACGATCGGAGAAGCGGTGTCAACCCCAGAGAGATTGAGGTAGCACCAGATCACCCCTTGAGGAGCGGTAGTCCCTGAGAAGTGGATGGTGGACTTGGTTCCCGGAACCGCAGTGCCTGAACTCTTGAACAACGAGAGCCTTCGTGCGGCGTTACCTCCCTGCTGGATCTCGACCGTCTGGATCTGGCTCCACGTCAAACCCCACCCATCAATGCTCGGCGAAGGAAGATCGCTAACAGAGAAGTTCCTGGACAGAACGGCGGCAAGGACCATGTTGCCACCGGCACTGGAGGGAGAAGCAGAAGAGGTGACGAAGGCCGTGGTTCTGGCCGTGCTCCTCTCCCCCAGCAGGAGAGAGAAGGAAACAGCCATCTCAGCTCGTCAGCGTGATGGTCAAAGACGCCGATGAGAACTGGACGATGTCACCGGCGTTCACCGTGACGTTTGCCGTCAGAGGCCCCCAGAACTCGTAGTTGCCCGCTCCGGTGACTGAGGTCTGGATGATGGCAACACCGGTCACCGTTCCCCACCCACCGGGAGCGTTGTTGGTGAACTGGATGGCGGCGTTGTTCGTCACACCTCCGATGGCGTTGGTCGTCCAGTTGGCTGTGGACATGGGCATCCGGTTGTATCCCGTCCCGACCGTTGAGACCTCGGTTCCACCACCCGCTGAGTTGGGGTTGGCCGTGAACAGCGCGACGAACCGCGTTCCCACCGTGGTGTAGGCGGCGTTCTGGAAGATCGTCTTGACCAGCGAATCCCTCAGGAAGTCGTTGAAACCGCTCATACGAACACGATCCTTATCCCGGGAACCGGGTCCGTCCCCGTCGTATAGACAAAATAGACACTGGAGGCGATGGACAGAAACGTCGGGTCAACGGAGGAAAGAGGGATACCTGCCTCTGCCGTGCTTCCCGTCAGGCGCAGTCCGTTGCGGTTGGTGGAAGGGGGCTCGATGAGCAGAAACTTTGCCGAGGTGGGGGCGGTGAGCAAGGTAGCGGTTGCCTGGGCAGTTGTGGCCGTGGTCTGGACGTCGTAGGAGGCGGCGGAGGTGTTGGTGAGCTTGATGAAGAACTGGTCACTTCCACCCTCTGCGCGGCCTGTGAGGGTGCCTGAGATAGTGACTGTGGCCGTGGTACTCATTTGCCCGCCACCTGCTTGATGTAGACCGGCTTGGCTTCCCAGAAACGGCATGTCCCAGAAGGGGAGACCCCACCGGCTACGAGCTGGCATCGGTCCTTGTCCGAACCGAAGGGATCGTCTTCTGACTGGCCCCAGACGATAAATTTGCATGTCCCGCACTGCCAGGGGTAATTGCCCTTGTCGGTGTAGTTGGCTTCCTTCTGACCGACCTGGCCATCGGACTCCGGTAGCTCGGTTTGGCGGTTGACGACCACCGAGACCATGGGCCTGTTGATGGCGTCGTTTAACTGGTCGAGCAGATCGACCTTGGGGTCTAGGTCTTCTGAGCGTGTTCCCGGTGAGTTCTGGCCGATGTACTCCACATCAGTCGTCCTCATGCGCCGTGACCGAGACAGGCTTCTTCATTCTCGGAGGTCTCGGAGAGTCCTCGTTGACGGCTACCGGTTCGTTGTTGTCGTTGATCTGCTGCTGGAGACGGTTGAGCTGGGCTTGAAGGGCTTCCAGCATGTGCTCCTTATCGACTTCCGGAGCTCCGACTGCGGGAAGTTCCAAGCCTTGGGGGTCGTCCAGAAGAGAAGTCCACTGCTCGCCCGTGACTTCGTAGATCTCAACGGAGGGAAGGAGCTTCATGTCGATGCGGGAGACTCCGTCGTTGAGGGGGACGTACAGGGCCAGGACACGTTCGTACTCGAGCTTTCTTGCGTCTCTGTCTTCTGAGTGATCCTTCATGGGGTCGTTTCGGACTTCGGGGTTGCCGAAGTGAATGATGGCGCACTCCCGCGAAACAAACCCCTCTCCACCAGCCGGCACAACAGTTAGACGGGAGTTGTGGGCAAGTCGCAGTTCCTTCTTGCCGAGGTTCTTGATACGAACGGTGTCCTGGAGGTCTTTCAAATTGTCGATCCTGGGATGAGGGCCGGACGAAGAAGCACAACTCCGCGAGGGTGAGAGGCATCGGCGGGGAAGTCGATACCGGTAATGGCCAGTGTCGAGCCCGAGGTCAGAGCCCAACCCGCCACACCGAAGAACGACCCTGCCGTGTTTGTGGAGGTGGCGGTACCCAGATACCCACCGAGGGGTGCTGAGACGGTTGAGTTCGTCGTACCCACCACGTCACCCGGAACCGTTCCCGAAGTCAGGAAGGCCCCGTAGACAAGACCCTGGGTGACGGCGCGGAACCAGCAACCCTGAGGCTGAAGCGAGGTGGCAACCGTGGGATCGGTGCAGGAGGTTCCCGAGGTGACGGCGATGCCCACGAAGAAGCCGCTCATGTTCACCGTGGTCGCCGTGGCCCCCTTGCCTTCCTTGTTGTTGGAGGACAGGACAACGGCGTGACCCGGCTTGACCGAACCCACCGACGATGCGTTGAAGAACTCCTCGGTCTCGGTGTAGGTGCGGCCACCGAGCATGTGGTCCGAAGGGTCACCGAAGGCTGCCTTTGAATTGACGATCTGCTTTGAACCGCCCATGTCTTCTCCTTATCGACCTTCGCAGTTGAGGACGAAGGCGATCCCTGTCGTCCCGCTTTGGATGTTCACCGTCGTTCCGGAAATACTGAGGATCGGTGCTGCCGGGTTTGCTCCAGGTGCGGCTGTGTAGGTGAAGTCCACACCACCGGTGATGACCGTCAGGTGCGGGAAGATCACCGCATCAGCAGAGGACCCGAGACCTGCCGAGACCGTGGCGTAGACGACACGCTTGTTTCCCTGAATCGCGTGCTCGAAGCTTGCTGTGAGAGCGGCCACTACTGACCTCCTTGCTGAATTGCTGCCAGGACCTGGTTGGGATCGGGTTGACCGTCTGAGATCTGGACTGCCGTGCGTTCCTTGGGATCGATGACTTCGCCGGCAGCGATCTCTGTGGGCATGGTCCAGACCCCGGAGACGTACTTGGCCATCTCCACCGACCCGTCGATCTTGGCCATGGTCTTTTCGATCTCCATCAACTGGGCCTGGACCTGGTTTCTCTGAGCGGCCAGTTGCATCTTCTGTTCCCGCAGGATCTTGGTACGGCCCTGCATCTTCACGCGAAGGGGAGCGGAGGTGTCGAACCCGTACAAAGCAGGGGCCTTGAGAATGTCGGAGTTGTCGGGGATGTACATCTCGCACCCCATGGACTTGCCGACTCCCACCCAGAACTCCACAGACGGCCTCTGAGCGGCGTACTCGGTGTCGGCTGCCATGTCCACCCCGTACATGTGGATCTTCGTCCCCTGCTCGCACAGACGCAGCTTTCTGCCTTTGACGGTGACCCATTCGCTTGTCTCGTACAGAGCGAGGGCGAACATCCAGGAGATGGAGTTGGTGAAGTAGTCACACCCGACTCTTCCACCCATGGCTTGATCACCGAAGCACTCCATCAGCTCCTGTCTTGGAAGACCACGCGAAGAGGGGAACTCCGGACGTGGCTCCTGCATGTAGACGGGAATCTGGAGAGCGGGGGCTTGGGTCTGCATCCAGGCGATGTGGTTGGGGTTTCTGCGGTTGTCCAACCCGAGAAGGTGGTGGATCTCAAAGACCCTGTGTACCCGTCCCGGTGGGGGAACGTAGGCGTACAGGTCGTTGACGACCCACTTCTCCCAGGAGTCATCGGCCCAGGGAGCCTGGTCCTTGGAGTCGGCAAAACCGCAGATGGCGATCTGTCTCGGCATTAGGCAGTCAGCGCACTCATCAGGCCCTGGAGCTGGACGTTGTTGAAAACCAGCTGTCCCATCCACAGCATCTTGGCCACCATGGCGTCCTGGTTCACCGGCTGCTGAAAGTCCTCCAGGATGATGTCGCGGTTGTCCTTGACCACGAAGTTGATGTAGTCCTCGTTGAGGAAGTACAGCGAGTCTCCCGTGGTCCCCGAACGAACCGTGTTGCAGTGCGAATCCACGACCATCGGGACGTTCTGGAACAAGACGTTGGTGAAGCCTGCGCTGGCAAGCTGTTCGTCCTGGCCCATGGGCTCTGAGGGGAAGCGCTGCTGGGGCTGGAAGAGCAGGTTGTAGCGGTTGTAGTTGCTTCGTGTCGTGACAAGGATCGTCGGGTGGCGGGCACCTTCTGTCACGGCCTGGAAGACCGTGAGCATGGCGGAGTAGGACAGTGTCGTTGTGCTTGTGTCCAGGCCGTTGGTGGCGGGCTGCCAGAAGGAGTTGGTCGTCGTCCTCGAACCAAGACCGCCGTATGTCGAGGCGACGGTGCCGTTATCCACCGCACCCTGGATGCCGTCGATCTTCAGCGGGTCTGTCACTGCGTCGGAGAACAGCGCGTTGCCCAGGATCTCCTCCATCTCCGCCCGTGCTGCTTCGAAGTAGGCGCTGATGAGGTTGGCAATCGACTCCGGGGAGTCGTTGATCATCAGCGTTCTTCCGTCCACCGAGACCGTGACGTAGGCCTGACGCCAGTCGAAGGCGGCGTTCTTGATGATGTCCTGCGGCGTGGTGTCCAGGACGTCGAATCCACGGTAGAAGCCGGAGGAGGTCATGCGGCGGTACTGCAAGGGCTCCTCGATCTGGGTACCGCCCTGGACGCGGATCTTGTGGGAACGGTCCCACCGGTAGAACAACGCGTTTGACTTGTAGACCTGGTCGGTGATCCGAGGCATGATCCTGCGCCGCGAGATCGAAGAGATTGTTGACGTTCCAATCGGAGAAGCCATCCTGCCTCCTAGTTAGCCTCGTTCATTGCGGCGCGGATCTCCTCGATCATCGCCTGGTGGGGATCTTCGGGTTCCTGCTCAACTCTCGGTGCCGAGACACTGGTGCCTGTTGCCGCTGCTGCCTTCCTCTTTGCTGCCAGGTCGGTGACGACCTTGTCGTGGATCTTCTGTTCTGCTCGGTCTGGGAAGGCCAGCATCATGGCCTGCTTGAGTGCGACTTCGACTGCTTGGACCTTGTCGTGAGGAGCACGCGAGAGTTGGATACGGATCATCTCGTTGTCCCGTGCTGTGCGGAGGACTTCCTGGACCTCGTCGGGACTCATGTCTCCGTACTGGGCGAAGAACCTCTGTGTGCCGGCGTCGATCGCGGCTTTGCGCTCCGCTTCGCGTTCTGAGTACCAGGCCTGCCGAAAGTCCCTGCTGGCCTTCAGTTCTTCTTTGAGAGCGGGGGACAGAAAGTCATCGTCAAGTTCCGTCGATGCGGGAGCTGGGGAGGGCTGGACCTGCTCCTTGGCGACCATGACCTTGTCTCCCCGCTCCCAGGCTTCCAGGTCGTCAAAGCCTTGGGGATTGGATTTAGCCCAGTCCATGAACCTGACGTAGGGAGAAAGCTGGGCTTGGGTGAACCTTCTTCCGTCTAGCTCGATGTAGTCGGGAGTTGGTTCTGGTTCTGGGGTTGGTTCTGTCGTCGGTTCGAAGTCGTCTGTCATTGGCCTGGTTTCATCGGAGGACCGCTAGGTCCCTGTGCATTCGGGCCTGGTTGACCCTGACCCATCAGCAAGGAGGAGAGGTCCTGAGACATCCCTTGGGTGTCCATGCCTGGGGTGGGGCCTCGAGAGACTCCCGCTTGCTGGACGGGCATACCGCCCGGAGGTGCCTGCATCTGCATCCCCTGTTGCTGACCGCCCTGCATCATGCCGATGATCGACTTTCGGATCTGGTCCACCGCCCCGGGAGGGGCGTCAGGAGCGATCTCGGCAACAGCAAGACTCTGGAGAACCTGCTGCATGATCTCCTGGAAAGTCTGCTGCTGGGTAGCCGCTCTAGGCATCCGAGTCGGCTCCTACCTGGATATCTACTTCCGGTGCTGTCGGCTGCGTCTTTGCTTCCTCCTGCCACTCGGCCTGCCAGGAAGCCGTCTCGTAACGGGTGCCGATCTTCACGTCGGAACCGTCCGTCGGGCACTTGCCGTCAACGAGCTCGGATTCGGGACCCCTCCACCCACACGTCGGGGAGAAGGCGAACACGGTCTCGGTGGTCACTTCGGGCCTTCCTTGTGCGGATCAGCCCCGTACTTCTTGCCGGGGATGTTTCCCATGCGGCGGTACTCGGCGTTCTTGCCGGTACGCGGCTTGGGAATTTGTGCGTTGCCCTTCCCGCTGACTCCTGATTCCTGTGCCATGTCTTCTCCTTACGTCTAAGGGTGGGACCGGACCAAAAAAGAAAGGACCGGAATTCCTTCCCGGTCCAGTCCAACCCTTCGACGTTCGTCTAGCTAGGACGAACTCTTCAATGCTTACTTCCGGCGGTGACGCCGTCCGCGCCTGCCTCCACGCTTGGCCATGTATTTCACCTCCATCCCCAACCTCCCGCTCAGATGTGGGAGCGGGCCTTACCGGTTAAGTCGCTTCTAATATCTCTTACCGCGACGGCTGTGTCTACGTCCTCGTTTCATCTTCCGACCTTTCGGCATCCTATGGGGGCCTGATGACGAATGTTCTCCGTGAGCCCACTTCTCAGCGATACGAGGCTCAAACTTCCAGAGATACCTACGCTGAGCTTCTGACGCGAAGGGGATGTCACTTCCTCCCCGATGCCCTCTTGTTGTTGCGGGACTTCTTGGATGACGGTCTGGGCATTACTTCCTCCGGCTCTTTCTTGACTTGCGGGAGTGGCGCTTGCCGAACTTCCGGACGTTCTTACGGGCCTGACCGGCGTTCTGCATCCCACCGTCGTCTACCTCTGCTTTACGACCGTCGTGGATGGAGACGTACTCGGCCATCAGCGCCTTCTCTCTTTGCGGCTGTAGCGCGAAGAGGGTCCGCGAAAGGAGGGGCGGCCTCTACGGCGAGCGAATCTCCCGACGTCAACAATGGTGACGGGTGGCTTACTTCCTCCCGTAGAACCGCCACCAGAGCCGCCAGAAGACCCTCCTGCGCCCCCAGAAGAACTGCCCCCTGAAGATGTGCCTCCGGAAGATGAGGACCCCCTAGACGTGGTTGTGGAGCGGTTGGTGTTCCTGACCGTGACGGGGTTGGTGGAAAGGGTCTGACCGGAAGAACTATTCGTTCGACGGAGGTTGACGTTCCCACCGGAACCCGAAACGACTCCGGTGACCTGACCACCTACCGCAGAACCGGAGACAGCCGAACCGGATTGGTTGGTAACCGAAGAGTTGTTGCCTCTTTGTACGGCCATGTCGTCCTCCGGATTCTAAACCCTAGGTAGAGACAAGAGTGCACTGAAGCTGAGAGACGAGCTGGAACTCTGTGGTCTTGAGAATCGACTGCTGATCGACCCCGCCCCAAATCGTGTTGGAAGCCGTGGTGACGTTGGCTGAGGTGTCCTGGTGAAGGATGATCCGACCGATAGTCACAGTCGCTAGCTGAGCGGTGGTAAGGGTGCCTTGCAGCGTTGCCGTCGGAGGAGTCGCCGTAGAACCGGTGAGGGTCGAAGCAGCGTCCAAGGCATTGACGGCAAAAGAAGCGATGGCCCCGTGTGCGTTGAGAGCAGAGTCGGTAGAAGCAAGAGCGTTACCCGCTCCGGTGCCTGAATCCCAACTCATCGAAGACACAGGCTTGGCTGAAGTGAGGATGCCAGCGAACACGTTCTTACAGGCCGAAACCAAGCCTTGATTAACTATGCGTGAAGCCACTTATCTTCCTTCCACAGACACGACAGCGGCCTTCCTGGGCTATCGACAGATCGGCTCCGCAGACCTTGGGCTTGAAATCCAGGTAGCCCAGATTTTCAAGTTCTTGAGGGTCGGTAATCTCCCTGTTCTGCCAGATGGGCCAGCGGAGATTCGGACACTTGTCAGGCAAGTTCGGCTTTCCCTACCAGTAGACGGTTGCCTTCCCGGTCCACCTGGAGAATAACGGTTCCCCGTGACTCGAACAAGGAGATCAACTCGTCTAGGGTCTGCTCCTTGCCGGGGACGGCCCAGGTAGTCATGGTGATCTTGTATCTGAGGTCTCCGACTTTCATGCAATCACCCTTACCGTGGAATGCAAAGCAATGATCTGAGCCGTCCACAACCCGGCTACCGACTCGCCGGTGTTCACCGTCATCGTCCCAGAAGCCCCTGAGGTCATCTGAACATGGGTGCACATCTCGATCCCACCCGTTACCCCGGTGATGGCCCCTGTCGAGGTGGCCCTTTGGGTGTAGGGCGAAACGGCAGCGAAGACAGGACCGGTAACGGTATGAGTGAATCCAGCCACTCCCACCACCATGCAATTGGGGTTGGGCACGGTAACCGAAGCCGCCACAGCAGCCGTCGTCTCGCCAGTTGACTTTCCGGACGCATTGATGGGCGCTCCTGAATCCACGGCAGAAAATTGACCGATGATCCCGCAGACGACTCCTGAAGGGCTGTTGGTATTAAACGTCCACGAGGAGGGATCTCCCGCCTGGACGAAGCGATACCACGTTCCCACCTTGCATCCCGTGGTACCAGACAGGTTGGTGGTATTCAGAATTTCGGTCCACCCCGCAGGAGGAGTCTGGGTTGTTCCTGCTCCGCCTGCCGTGTAGACACCAGCAAGCAGATATGCACCTATCAGCGTTGTAATCCCTGTGAAGGCAGCCGCCGACGAGGCTGTAGACCCCACCGTAAACGAGTTCTCGAACTGCGGAGGACCGTTAACCGATCCGGAGATGTGCATCTCCAGATTGCCTCCGGGGTTCATGGGGTAGGTGGCCTTCTCCTGGCTGTGCTGGACGTGGCCTTCCAGTTGACCCCCAGGAGACATGGGATAGGTTCCGCACTCCTTGAGCTGGGAGAGATGTAACTCCAGTTGTCCACCCGGATTCATAGGGTAGGTGGCCTGCTCTACAGACCCGATGTGCATCTCCAGCTGACCGCCCGGAGACATCGGGTAGGTCTGCTGCTCCTGGGAGTGCTGGACGTGGCCCTCAAGAGTCATCGGGTACTGCACGGTCTCCTGAGGGTGAGACAGGTGCAGCTCGACCTTCTCGTTGGTCGTGCCGTAGTCAGGACCGACCTTGACCGTAGCTGCTGTTCCAGGGCCTTGACCGCCACCCGAACCTCCGATGGTTCGGATTCTCTTACTCACGACGACCGCTCGATGAACACATCGCACTGCGAGGTGGCAAGGATCACGCAAGGGGAGATCTTTCCGGCGGGCGTCCAGTCAAAGCCGGTGCCTGTTCTCACAGCGATGAAGTCGGCCGTCGAGGACCCAGAGGTCGTATCCGTGCCTCGGGTGATCTGAATTTTGCCGTCTGCCGTCTTGGCGAAGGCTCGAAGCGACAGCAGCTTCTGGCCCTTCTGGATGACGTGTGTGGTCCCCACAGCGCCTGTGGAGGCCATGTAGGACCAGATCCCGCCGTCAAAGCTCACGCGCTCTGCTGCCTCGTCCCGATGACGAACAGCGTCCCTCCCGCAGCCGTGGTCCCCGCCCAGAGGGCATCGGACTGGGTGTAGAAGGTGAAGTTCAGCACCGCCGATAGGTTGGAGGGGTTGGTGGACATGGAGAACACCGTCGGTGCGGCACCGAGGGCGGCGTTACCGCCTTGCAGGAAGCAGGGCGTGGTGCCGGAAAACGACAGCGTCACCTGAACCGGATCACCGTCTGAGGCTCTCTGTAAGTCGATGAGCGTTGCCGTCCCCGACCCCTGGACCGCTGTGGAGCCGACGATCAACTGCGGAGTCGTTGTCAGCGAAATGGATGTTGACTTGATGGCCACCTAAGACCTCCTGATCCTTTGATCTGTTTGACCGACCTGCTGTTGGTTTTGTTGCATCTGCTGGACTTCGGCCAGGGCTTCGTCTACATCGGCGGGGTTCATGTGGTGGTACTTCGTCAGCAAGGTCCGGGGACCGATGACACCCATGGCGGCGAGGTTGTCTCCTTCTGCTGCTTTGGCGTGTCGTGAGGTGGGTTGGGAGCTTCCTGCTTCCACGGTGGTCGTGAACCTCATGGGCTCGTCGTCGCCTTTGAACTCGCCGGCCTTGTTGGCCTTGGGGTAGTAGAAGTATCGGGGGCCCATCATCTTGAAGGTCTTCTTGCCGTCCGGTTCTAAAAGCGGGATGGTTCTCGGTTCCACGTAGAACTGGACGATGTTGCTCACAACCTGCTCCAGGGCTTCCCCCAGGCCGTCTTCCATGTTCCTCATCACTGCCCGGATGCGGACGAAGGAAGCCTCCTGGACGGCGTCTACGGCCTCTCCTGGGGTGTTCTTACGAAGCTGACCCCCACGCAAGGATGAAATGCCTGAGATGCGGTCCACGGTGTCGCGGTACCACTGGATGAGCTGGTGGACGAACTGGGGCATGTTCGGAGGCTCGAGCCATTTGATCTTGTCGAAGGACTGGTCGTTGACAGTTAAGCGTCCCCCGGGGCGATTGACGATCTTGGTTCTCGTCAATCCCGTGTTCTTGCCTTCCAGCATGATCGGATTGCCCACGAGCTCGGCGTTGATGTGCGCCGCGGCAAGAAGGCGGTTCATGGCGATCTGGACCGGCATCAAGTGCTCTGTCAGCGGGATGGACCAGAACTCTCCCTGCTCGACCATAGGGATTCGCACGTAGGGGCACATGCCGTGGTTGAAGGGGTTTGAGGTGTCGGGAGTCAGCACGACCCCTGAGGCGGTGGCGACGTAGTCCCACTGGGGGAGATCGGCAGTTACCGTGCGGACTTTAGCGTTTTCGATGACCGGGATCTCGACCCGTCTGATCGAGCGGACCCAGGCTTCCTTGAGGAGGACCGTCTTGGTGAAGTCTTCCGAGGACGATCCCGGAGGTCCGAATAGGGGAGGTATGCCAGGAGTGTTTGTTCCAGGAAACTCTCCCGTAACTCCTGTTGCGCCGAGATTGGCAAGGGGAAGGCGTTCGAACATCCCACGCTTCTCGCGCTGCGGAGCATCCTCGTCGCGTCCCTGATCGAGGACGACGTAATCAGCCCGTTCGGGGAAGCGTTGCTTGATCTCCCAGAACGGGACTCGTCTGACTTCGAGGATGTACCTGGCGTCATCTAGGGACCCAGCCTGAGGATCGGGAAGGACAGAGAAGGGATCGACCCTTCGCAGGGTGGCTTCTCCTGCGCCCCCGAACAGGGACTCGTCCCACCCCGTTCGTAGAAGGCCACACCCAAAGGTCAAGGCATCCCACATCGCTGCCTGGATCTCGAAGGTCACCTTCTGGTCCAGCCACCAGTAGTTCAGGACATCGACCATGTCGTGGGCTCTTGATTGCAGCAGTTCGGGGATCTGCGGGGTCTTGGTTCCAAGTGCTGCCAGATCCGGATGAGGAAGGACTTGGAACTCAGGCTTCTGGTCCGTCATCCAGGACACGAGAGTGTGGAAGGTCGGGAAGATCTCACTGCTCGACGGAGAGGGAAGCCAGGGTTGTCGGTACTGGGACCACATCTGATTCCTGACGACGCGGTAGTAGCGTTGCCATTCGGGAAGGATCTTCCGCTTCTCCCGTTTGGCTTGAGAGAACAGCTCGTCAACGAGACGAAGGGTGGGTCCGTCTTCGAGTGAGGGAGACAGAGCGGGAATGGTCACAGATGGCCCCGTATGAGATGACCGAACAAGGTCAGAATCCCCTGAAGAATTTTGGGATCGAACATGGACGGAGCCTGGTAAGGATATTGAGAATCCTGTTGAGGGGGACTAGGAGCACCCCTGAGATCGCCCGTCCAGTTATACGGCCTGCCCGTAGTCGGGTCTACAACATACCCCCCTCTACGGGCTCCCGGAGGAGCCGGAAGAAACCGATCCCCTTCGTACGCTCCGCCCCCCGCAGACCATCTATAGTTCCCATATCCCTGTCTTTGCTGCTGATCAACACTCGGTTCATAAACCTTCTTTCCCGTTTGAAGGAACGTGTTGGCGTCAAACCCTCGAAGTCGCGGATCTTCTGGAGCCATGAACTGAGAACCGACAGACGACCCTTTGGCTTGGGATTGGTGTTGACCCATCAAGTACTCAACAGCATCGTGCATCGCCTTCGGAGCTTGAGAGACATCGTGAACCACAGACCCAAGAGCATGTTCAAGCGTCCTAAAGAAACTCACGAGATGATCTTCCGCTTGGGCTCATCCAGCCCCTTGGCCCTGCGCTGGCGGTAGGTCGAATCGAGACCTTCTTCGGTTCTTCCGGGAACTTCCTGAGGGTCTATGGGTTGGTAGTTGTGATCGAAACCCATACGCGCCGACATGGCGTCTGAACCCTTGTGGAGATGATCCAGGAACTCCCGTCTGTTACGTACGTACGCCCCCACGCTGCGGTTGTAGTGAGGACGGAACGCCGTAGCCTTTGGGACGGCGGGAACAGTGTATTCACGACGGACCGTCCCCCCACACTCAAGGCAAACGCTTGGTGAATCGTGACACCCGACGTGGATGGAGTGGATGTGTTCGGACCTGTGTCCGCAATCTCGACACCGTAACGGGTAGACGGGCAAAAACTCTCCTGACAGTTCAGGCACCACACCCGGTCCGGTGTTTCGATCCAAGTGTAAGGAAAGCCACAGACCCCGCAAGGCTCAGCGAGAGGAGCTAGTTGGGTTTGCGCTTGCGTACCTGCCGCTCGTTACGCATGTCGGGGTAGGTGGTCTTGGCTACCCGGTCGTGAAGCCTTCGAGCCACGCGAAGGGAGGAGCGGGGCATCTGACCGAACTGCCTTCTGTGAGTCAACCAGCGATGCTGGGTCTTGGTCAGGGGAGTCAGGTGTTCCGGATTGCAGCACGCGGGATTGAGGCACTTATGGTCCAGATCCATGCCTTCGGGAATCGGGCCTACAAGCTCTTCATAGACCACGCGATGAAAGGCTTTGCCGTTTGAGACGGCATATCCCCAGACCGGATCGACCCTGCCCTTGTAGATCCAGCAGCCGTTGGGTCTTCGGTCAACCTTGTCTTCGAGGTTCATCCGATCTGCTCCGCCACCCAATCGGCCAACTCTGTCCGCTCCCCGAAGATCAAGCCGTCAGGACGCTCCACAGGGGCGTTGTAGGCCTCCAGGGGCGGTTCTGAGGACTCACACAGTAGACAGATGGCCAGTGACATCACCAGGTCGTCGTGGCCGTCTCCTGAGGGCCCGAATACCTCACCGAAGCCTCTTCCTCCGAGGAAGGCATAATCCCGAAGCTCGGCAAGGGTCTGGCGGTCGTGCAGGATCATTCCGCCCCGTTCGATCAGCTCACCGAGCTTTTCGATGGCCCACTGCTTTCTCTTCCAGGAAGCCGAAAAACCAAGAGCGATCTTGGAGTTCTTCTTGCCCGGAAAGCGGTCGGCCAGGCGGTGCATCCAGACGTTGGGGTAGATCTCGGAAAGTCGGTCCACGGTTCCGTAGCCCGGACCATCGACTTCCACGGCGATGACGGCGTTGTTGTACCAGGCTCCCAATTTCGCCAGCTCATCGGCGAACTGGATGGGGTTGACCTTGCCGTGCCACACGGCGACCTGCTCGTGGTTGTGGCGGTTGATCACTTGAACCGCTGCCCAGTCCCCGTCTGCCACTCCCCAGGAGGGATCGGCACCGATGAAGTACTGCCCCCACCTCTCGTCGGCGGAGGGTTCCTTGTAGACGCGAAGAGGCCCGGTGGTCGAGTACACGGGCTTGACCTTGCCGAGATGAGCCTTGTCGATCTCTAGGCGGACTCTTCGGTAGGACAGCGGCTCGAAGACCTCCATGAGCTGTGCTTCGGGGAAAGCAGGAAGCCCAGAGAGAATGAAGGCCTCCTCCGCCGTAGACGGGTACTCCTGATGAAACTGATCCAGTGATCCGTTACACAGGTTGGGAATAGCCCACCGTCTCCAGGCGAGATGAGGTAGGTCACAGCCCATCCGTACCAGGTCTTTCTCATCGTCGTTCTCAGGGGCAATTCGTGAAGCATCGACGCACGTCGGACACGAACCATCCACACACCCCCATCCGAAGCACGGGATGTACTCATGGTGCATGAACCAGGTGAAGAACAACGGCACGTAGTCGGTCTCCCCGGCTTCGGCCATCTCCCAGGCGTTGTGAAACCAGTTGCCTCTTCCGTTGGCCGTGGACTCGATGATGGCCAGAGTCCCAGGACGGTTGGGCATGGCCTGGTTGAACGCCAGCATGGCTTCGGTTGGGTCCGACCAGAATCCGACCTCGGAATAGTGGGCGGCGTGGATCGTTCTTCCTCTGCCGGCCTGGGTGTGCTCGGCGGTCATGACCCAGATGTTGGAGTACTCGTTGTCCGGGTGTCTGATCGTCAGCTGCCTTCTAGTGGCGTACTTATGGGGAAAGTACTTCCGAAGGTTCCAGGTCTCGTAGTAGAAGCGGGTCATGTTGAACAGGGTCTCGGAGGAAGAAGAGTCGTGGGCCACGACCACGCAGTTGGAGTTGGGTTGAGTTACCGCCTTGGTGAACAACAACGCTTCGGACAGAGTGGAGATTCCAACCTGACGGGCTTTAAGAACAATTAACCTGCAAGGCCTCTGCTCGGACTGGGCCTTCTCAACTTCGGCAATGAGGAGCTTCTGGCACCAGTTGAGGCTCAGCGGGACGGTGGCTTGGTCCTTGTTGCGAATCTTGAGGGTCCCGATAAGCCAGGAGAGATCCGACTCAAGGACTTCACTCAAGACGCCCTGACCCCGAGGTGTGCCAGCAACTGCTCACCGATGAACTGGGTGTAGGCGGGGGGGATGGCCTGGACGATCTCGTCCCACTTCGCCCAAGGCATTCCAAAGAGTGCCGGACCCTCACGCGAAGGAGGACGCTCCTGACCCCCTAGAACCTTCCTACCGCCGTGGCCGTAGAAGGCGTATATCTTCTGCCCGTTGTGGCGATGAGACGGCTGGAAGATGAGGAAGCTCGTTTCAAAGTTGCGGTGCCGGCGCATGGGCAGATCGAACATCGACCCGCATAAAGTCACACCGTGGGTGTACGGGGCACCGATGACGTTTTCGATGACCCAGGGCAGTCCAGATGCGTGCAGCATCTCTCGAGTTGGGCCGTAGAGATCGGGGTGATCGCGGAGATTGTGGGTTTTCTTGCCGACCCACTTTCCAATCGTCGTGTACGCCTGACACGGAGGAGAGGCGTGAATGGCGTCGTACATCATGTGGACGTGCTGAGGGTCGCAGTACTCAAGAGCATCCGCCTGCACGAACTCAAACGGATAGTTCGGCTGCGGCTTGATGTCCACGCCCACCACATCAAACCCCGCCCTGTGGTAGCCCATTGCCGCACCGCCGGCACCACAGAACAGATCCAGTAACCGCGGTCTCAAGACGCCTGCTTCATCCGGTGCAGCCGGTCCAGGGCGGTGTCAACTTGTGCTTGCTCTTCTTCCTTACGGCTGACACTTCCCACTCCGGATCGCAAGATGAGCTTTACAATCTCGAACTTGGTATTGAACCCCTCCGGAAGGCTGGAGTCTCTCTTGCCCAGCTGGACGAAGGCCCAGTTGATTGCTCGCTGCCGTAGTTCGTTCTCTGTGTACTGAGGGTTAGCTGGGCGAGACATCTTCCATCCAATCCAGGTCTTTGGGCAGTGGCTCAGGTTCCAGTTGGCTGCTGAGGTCCTTGAGGAGATCTGAGAGGTTTGCCTGATTCTCCGGCTGGGCTACGATTTCCTCGTTACCGGGGTTGACCAGGGAAAATGTGAGGTGACTCACTATCTGGGGAAGCAACTTCTCAACGAGGTAGATGGTTACCAGAAATCCCAGAAGTACCCCTGCTCCGACTCCTGCTGCTATGGCCAACCAGATCATGTTCTCAGTCTGTTTCGTTTCTTCGATTTCCGCAAGAGCCTAGGGCTAGCGCCCTTGCTCCCACGGCGCAGCTACGTGAGGGGGTTGGATGGCCCGAGGAGCCCGGTCTTACGTGCCCAGTCTGCGAACGTCACACCGTTGAGATCTCAAACCTCTTATCCGCCAAGGAGAGCAACCCCATGAGCCCACTAGCAACAGCACAGGAACTTCTCGACAGCAACGCGATAGGTCGGCTACGCTAGACCTCCTCTCAAGGAGCAGGGAGCGCCCTTCGGGGCGTTTCTTGCTGTCTAGGAAGGATCTACTTCGAACTTCTCAGCGAAGTGGGAGACCGTACCTCTTGCGCTCTTCAGGGGTCATCTGACGGCTTGTGACGGGCCCTGAGCGGGCTTCGTTAGCTCTGCACTCCTTGACAGCTCGCCAATACGCCTTGGGGTCCGAAGGACGCCGGCCCTTGGTCACCTTCCGGTATCTCTTGTTCATTTCCCCTGCTCGGATTGCAGGAGGGCGGAAGGGTTTGCCCTGGAGCGCTGCCCGCGTTTGAGGCAAAGGACACCCCTAGAGGGGTTGGTTTGCATATTGACCTCCCGATCTCAGCGGCTAGTGGGTTCGCTGTACCTGGGGGAATTACGGAGGGTCTGTGACCTGCTCGTCTTGCTATCGGGCGTTTGAGAGCGCCAGGTTTGGAAGCGGGGACGGGTGTCCTCGGCCTGACGCTCCCGAACATCCGACACAAGGCACGCTAGACCGCCGTGCTTGGGGATCGCTAGATCCACAACCTGTGGACTACCTGTGGTCATGCAAACCGCCTGTGACACGTCGGGCACTCGTCCACCCGCTGAAGGATGTTGCGGATCTCCTGGATGGTTTCGTAGGAGTAGTACCGCTGCGTGCCGCTGTGGACCCGCTCAACCGTCTTGCCGCCCTGCATGATCTTGGCGGCCTTGATACGTCCTATGCGCGTCCAGTAGTCGAGCTGACGGTAGGTAATACCAGTCTTGCGACAGACCTCCATCGAGCGGTAGAGTCTTTCCGCAGGTAGATCGGTGTGTGTTACATCACTGTGTTTCACGCACTGCGAGCATAAATCACAGCCATGTGATTGGCAAGCAGAGCCCTCTCTTCAGGTTCCCCCTTCGGAGAGGGCTGCCCGAAAACGGGTAATAGAACCTTCATGACCGTCCTACACAACGCAGCAGCCGTCCTATTCGCCGTAGGCGGAGTCCTTGCCTTGGTGGATCTGGTCTTCAAGCAAGCCCCGACCATCGTCACCGTCGTGGGTCTGCTGCTGGCCTGTATCGCCGGCCTGGTTCTCGCCTTGGCGTAGGGGTTTACATTTCAGGTAACAGGGATACGGTTGACTCATGCAGCAACTGACCCTGTTCAACCCGGAGGACTACTCCCAGGGCTCGCTTGAGCTGTTACGGAAGACGATTCGGTTGCTTGCCGAAGCCCTTGAGGACGGCGAGCCGTCTGCCGCCGTAGGCGGTCCTGAGGTCGCCACACACGACGTAGACGCCGCCTAGGTTCTTGACTTCTGTCACTGGCTGCTTCTAAGCTTCCCGCGTGTCCGAACTCACCGAGCAGGAAGACAAGTTCCTCAAGCTGTTGGCACGCGGGATGCGGAGCTCTGAAGCCTCCAAGCTTCTCGGCGTTTCCCGCCAGCGTGGTCAGCAGCTTTGGAAGTCTCTGCTCGACAAGGGCGCTATCAACGTCCTGATGGCCGATGAGTAGAGACCAAGAACTCGCGGCTGAGTACGCCATTCAGCAAGCCATTCACCAACGTGACGGGGTTGTCCTGGGGTTGGATCCCCTGGGAAGACCATGCCGATGCAACATCTGTGAGAAACGCCGAGACCGGGAGAAGACGTGGCCAACGAACTAGCGCAAGTTCCCTGGCAGGCAGCCGATCAGATCCTCAAAAAGGGCTGGGTCTCCGGTTCCTGGACGGGAGAGGACGGATCGGTCTGCCTGCACCAGGCAGTTCGGATGTGCAGCCCGCAGAAGGGTGACGGTTACATCGTTTCCGCTTGGCTCCACGCCAATGGCTACGGAACCGAATGGAACGACGCTCCGGGACGGGATCGGGATGAAGTCTTGTTCCTCCTCAAAGGCCTTGACCTGACAGACGATGACTTCGAGAAGACCTTCGGCCCCAACTGGAAGGAGTGGGCCGACCTCGTTCGGTTATTCGCTCGGTCAAATGCCACGCAGCTAGCACACCTGGCTGCTGCCTGGGATGCTGCCAGGGCTGCTGCCTGGGTTGCTGCCAGGGCTGCTGCCGGGGATGCTGCCGGGGATGCTGCCAGGGATGCTGCCTGGGATGCTGCCTGGGATGCTGCCGGGGATGCTGCCAGGGCTGCTGCCTGGGATGCTGCCTGGGATGCTGCCGGGGATGCTGCCAGGGCTGCTGCCGGGGTTGCTGCCTGGGCTGCGCTCGCCCCTGTCGGTCCTCGCTTCTCTCAGGAGCAGAAAGATCTCCTCATGCTTCCCATCGTTGAGGTCTACGGTGCCGACTGGCGGGAGCTGGTCAAGTGAGCACCGAACTTCAGATCATTCGCCAGTCCTGCTTGAAAGTCGCCGGCACCGTCCTTGCCTCCCGCATGCCTCCGACCTTCGACATGGGAAACGTCTACTCAGAGGTCACCGAACTGGCAGGGATGTTCGTTGAGTGGGTCATGGCCCCGACACATCAGGAAGCCGTCCAGAACATCCATCAGACCTTCTCGGGCACTCCGCAGCCTATGGCGTCTCAGAACGCCCCACAGGCCCCTTCTAGCGCCTCTAATGGCATTCCTACGACCTGCCCCCAGTGCGGTCAGAAGGTCAAGGACAACCGTGCTGCCAACATCAAGCGTGGGGATCAGGGCAAACCCGCTCTGCCTGAGCTCAAATGCGGCGGCAAGGGTCACTTCGTCACCGACAACGGGTCCAAGAAGTGGATCCAGGAAATTCCTTCTTGCGGATGGTTGGCCTGGAAGGTCGAAGACCTTGCCTCAGCCTGAGTGGGTTGCCGCCGTTGACCGCGCACTCAAACCCTCAGAGATCGACAGGAGTTTCCTAGTTGGCTTCGTCAATCGGCTCCGTCGCAACGCAGCTCTTCTCGCCGCTGGAAATCCAATCGGGGATGACGGGGTGCTTACAAGCCTTGACCCAGGCCCATTCGGAACTGACGGAGAAGACCCACAAGGCAGCCAAGCTGGACCGGGACTACAGGGTGGCCCAAGCCAAAGCCTTTCTACAGACCCAGGAAGGCACCCAGGAGGCCCGCAAGATGACCGCCCAGGCTATGACTGCCGATCAGCGGTTTGAGAGCCACCTGGCCAATTCGGAAAGAGAGGCAGCCTTGGAGAGAATCAGGAGTCTCCGCGAGGAGCTGCGGGCCTGGAACGGGTTGGCTTTCCTAGTGCGTAGCGAGATGGAGTTGTCTCGTTGATCATCCTCGCTATCGCTTTGCTGTTCGCTTCCGTCCATCGGCTTCTGAAGGTGGCCAGAACGCAGGGGTGTGATCCGACTGAGAAGTCGGCGGCTTCGGTGGCCCCTGCGTTCTATCGACACTCAGAACGATGAAGCGACTGAAGAGATGGACGAGGGGCTGGCGGACCAGAGCCGTACTTCGTCTTGCAAACGGACGAGCGTTGATCGTCAACACCCATATCAACTTCACGACCCGAGAGATTCGCAACCTTCGAACAGACGATCGGTTCCTCGTTGAGTTTGGCGAGGACCCTGTTGAGAATTGGAGTCTCACTGATTTGAGGTTCGTGGCAGACACCAAGAAGTTTCTGACCTCAAACCAGCCATGAGCCTCACCGAAGACGAGCGCCTCTACGGAGCCAACCGATCTGGCTTTGCTCTCGAACGCATAGCCAAGGCCTTCGAACGCATCGCCACCGCCGTTGAGATCTTGGCTATGGACAACCGAGCAAGGACCTACTTCACCGATGAAGACCGCCAAAAGGAAGCCAAGAAAGCGCGTCAACCGAGTCAAGAAGCTTGATCAGCTCTTCAGCCTGTGGATACGGGACAGGGACGGGTGTTGTCGAAGATGCGGTACGACCAATCGCTGCCAAGCAGCCCATATCGTCAGCCGCAGGTACAGGGCCGTTCGCTGGTTGCCCGAAAACTGCATCACGCTTTGTGTTGGCTGTCATCACTGGTGGCATATGAACCCCCTCGAAGCAGAACTGTGGATCATCTCCGAGATTGGGGGGGCCACGTTCGCCTCCATCCGCCAAAAGGCTTTGAGCATGGAGAAACAGGATTTGGACGAGTTGATTAGGAAGTTTTCGTGACTGACATACGCATGGTGAGGCAGGACCGACCGTTCACTTCGCGGTCCATCACGTCGATGCCTTCCTGTCCGAGCTAGAGAAGCGAGGGAAGAAGTGAGCAGCCTGAGAACGCGCCTGGATGCGTGGCTGTGGAAGCACGTCGTCCGCCGCTGGTTTGCGTTCGAGGTTGATACCGAGTTCCTGCGCGGTGTCGCTTTCGGTAAGAAGTGGGCAGGGGACTACCAGGTAGTCGGCAACCACGGCACCAAAGGAAGCTCGTACTACCTACTTGTTGGAGGGAAGCGATGAACCCCCACACCGACCCCGACGTGCAGCAGGTTGTCCAAGCGTTGTTCTTAGAGCCTGAGACGGCAGCGTTCGTCAGCGCCCTTAACGCGTTGCTATGGCACACCGACTGGCCTGCTGGGAACCTTGACCAGGAACGGCTAGAGAAGGCCGTAGAGATAGTCCGTGCCGTGTTAGACGCTGCTGGACACCAAGCCCTTAAGGCAGACCTTGCAGCCGCCAACGCCAATCTCGCCGACCACAAGCAGGTCGTAAAACACCTACAGAGGGCAGTCGTAGACCTGAAGGACAAGATCGCAGCAGTACGCCGCCAGCTTGCCGAGGCTACGGAACTTCTGCGGACGATCAGTGCCAACCAGAAGCTAGACGAGGATCACGGAGAGGGTGGGCCAACAACCCACTTTGGCGTCGTTCGGATTGATGCGTGGCTCGACCAGCAGCCTACCGATACCCGCACTTCCGAGACGTAACAGGCCAGGCTCCCCACCCCTGAGACCGTAGAACCCTGTCAGCAACGAGGGTCTGTTGTGCCGGCGTGGCGTCGTAGGCATGGTCCGGATATCCGGGTGGTTTGGAAGACCTCCACGTCCCAGGGGTGAAGTTGTAGGCCCCTTCGTAGGTCCCGTCTGAATAGCGCCAGTTGGTCCCCGACTCGTATTTGGCGATACATGCCCACGTCGGGGTTACGGAGGCTCTAAGGGGCTTTCTCGGGGCTGTGACGGGCCTTGCTTTCCAGATCTGGTACTCAGCTACCCAGTAGTCGTCTCTTTGCGGGGTCTGAGATATGCGGCTGTACTCCTTGGGTTTTGTGGAGTGACAGCCCGTCAGCGAGAGGACGAGCACTAGGCCGAGGGCCCAGTTTCTATGTGAGATACCTACTGACTAGCAGGTTGCTGGTTCTGAAGCAACCCTTTGATCTCCTGGAGGAGCTGGATGATCTGGGTGTTCTGGGGAGCGAAGATCTGGTGGACCTCGCTCCAGACCTGGGTGAGCTTGCTCGATTCTTCTGGGGTCATGTCGTCTCCTGTCGGGTTCCAAGTGTCGTCAAAAACGTCCGATACGTCGATGTTCTCACCGTGGGGTCCGTGATCGGCCTTCTGCCAGGCCACCACATTGACCTGAGCATCGCTGTGAACCGTTAACTGGGGTCCGTACTCAGCGATCCAGGCATCGTACTTTCGTGACCCCATAGACCCCTTCACGGCGCTGTGGAGAGAAGCTGAGTAGTACAGGGTCGGTCGGTGAACCCCCAGGGTGATGGAGTTGTCGAACCACCTGGGAGCATCGGCGGGTGTGGCGTCCCCGGTCTCGATGTCAAGAACCCGTCCCATCCCTGGTTGGTTGAGGACGTCTATCGGAACGACCACGGTGTTGGGGAACCGCTGGAGAAGTGGACCGTAGCTCTTGTACTGGCCGTTTGTGTAGCCGGCAAGCAGGTCAAACCCAGAAGCAGGAACATCCTTGGCGTCTACTGCGTCGAACATCGTCCGCATCTGATGACTCTACTTTGTCTGCGACATCTGTCATAGTCCTTGCGGACCGGATGAAGCCTGAATTCTACGAACCCCTCAGCGAGCAACGCCCTTGGGGCACCGAGGTCGTTGCGGCTCTCGTTCCCGGCGTGGCAACGATGAAGCTGCTCTACATGAAGGCCGGAACAAAAGGCAGGTTGCAGCGGCATCACTTCAAGGATGAGTCAGGACACGTCCTCAAGGGACGTCTTCTGGTTCGCTACACCGAAGGTGAGTCGATCATCACCGTCCCCTTGAAGCGGGGTCAGAGTGTTCACTTCCCTCCGGGATGTATTCACCAGGAAGAAGCGGTGACCGACTGCGTGATCCTGGAAGTCTCCACGCCGCACAGAAACGACCGTGAGGGCATGGAAGAACAGTTCGGGGTTCCAGTACCGCCCGATGCTTTGCCGTCTACAGGACCGGAGGACGTGACGATGTGGGAGAAGTGGTGGTGATCGCTCTCATCGGTGCCAGATCGGGAAGCAAGCGCATTCCGAACAAGAATCTGAGACTCCTTGACGACAAACCACTATTGGTACACACCCTCCAAGCTGCCTTCGATGCCGAGTGCTTCGATCGGATCGTCCTATCAACAGATTCAGAAGAGATCGCCAAGACAGCCTTGGACTGGTGCGGGAAGCTCGAGATCGTGATGCGTCCAGAACACTTGGCCCAGGACGACTCACCGGACCTGGACTGGATCAAACATGCCTTGCACGCCCAGGACTTCCGCTACGACCAAACCCGAGGCCTTCCTGAACCCGATGACGAGTACTGCCTCCTACGTCCTACAAGCCCCTTCAGAGGTCCTGAGACCATTCAGGCGGCAGTCAGCGAATGGATGAGTCTGCGGGACCGCTACGACTCCCTGAGGGCCGTCAGAGAAGTTTCTGAACACCCGGGGAAGATGTGGGTCTTCAACCTCAATTCGGAGATGAAACCCATGCTCGATCCAGGGCTCGGCAAAAGGATGCACAACGAACCCACTCAGTCGCTTCCCCCGGTCTACGTCCAGACGGGGGGACTGGAGATCGCCTGGACCCGTACTCCCTTGGAATTGAACTCCATCAGCGGGTCACGGGTGGCGGGGTTCATTGTTGAAGGCGCCGAAGCCTTGGACATCAACTCGCCGGAGGATTGGGTTGTTGCGGAGTCGTATTTGGTACAGCCCACACCACTAGGGCGGTAAACACCCCGACAATCGCCGTCACCCCCATGGCGTGCCAGTCGGGTTTGGGCTGCTGAAGCTGAACCGTTAGCTGGGTGATCGTCGGGGCCAGGAAGGCCACCACGGCTTTCAGGTATTTCGTCATCTAGCGATGGACGTAGTACAGGATCGTGGCTAGGGAGCCGAGGAAGGTCCCGAGCAGGGCCAGGATCCCGATGAGCCGCTGCGCCGAGTCCCTCCTTCCGCGCTCGACGTTCTGCTGACCTTCGAGGCTGTCCACCCGCTGCTCCAGCTCGGCGTGCAGCTTGTCGTACAGATCCCTGGTGACGTAGGTGGCTTGCAGTTCGATCATCCGGGCATTGGCTGTTGTCAGGGTCTCCAGTTTGGAGTTCATGGCCGACAACGCGGTGTCGATGGTCTTTTCAAGGGACAGCATCCGGGATTGGATGGATGTCTCTGTGACCTCGATGAGCCGTTCGAGGTAGTCGCGAAGATCGACTTGATCAGGCACCGTTCCTACCAGGCGATCCAGGGTTAACACTTCCATTAACTACCTGCTCCATAGGACATTGGATATGGGTCCGCCTCCGTGAACCGTTTCTTTGACCTGGGTGAAGCCTAGTCCGGACAGCAGACCTTTTACGTCATTTTCGGGCTTTGTGGCGTCCTGCTCCACCTGAAGGCTTCTAACGCCTTGCAGGGCCTTTGTAGCGCCTCTCAGAACCTCTAGCTCTGCACCGTCCACATCCAGCTTCATGTACTGCGGAGAGGGAATCTTCTGCCAGTCGATCCAGTCGTCCAGAGTCCAGCACATCCAAGGCTCGGCGGAGTCAGAGACTTCATGGAGAGCGGCTCCCGGCTCGTCGGAGGACAGCCGGAAGCCCACGCTCCCCGTCTTGCTCCACAGAAGAACCGGGTGAAGACTCGCGTTCAGGTTGTTCAAAGCCAGGTTCCTGATGAGCTTTTGGTAGTTGGCTCCCACCGGTTCGAAGGCGTGGACCTTGAGCTTCAGGTAGGCAGCGATGAGGGTGTAGCTCCCGACGTTGGCCCCGATGTCGTAGAAGACTCTGCCTTTGGGGATGGACTCCAGGAAAGCAATCGTCTCCGGTTCTTTCTTACAGGCTCCTACCCGCAGGGTCTTCTCAGTTTCGGAGTCGGCGTAGAGCTCCAGTTCTCCGTGGGGGTAGTCGAGAGGAAGGATCATTTCGGCCAGTACCCGCTTGAACTCGCAGCCGTCTTGTGTTGCCGCCGAAGCCTTTTGCGCTCATCCAAAGCGGTGAATTGCTGCTGGCGCTGGAAGGCCTTCTGCTGTGTTGGGATGTCTCTCCACATGGGGGAGATCCCAGCCCACGCCCTGAACAACGCTTCCCTGAGCCTGTCGGGATGTTGTGCGTAATACGCCTTGAGGTTGTCATCAAATAACAGAGGGTCGGCTTGGCCGATCATCGTCTTTGCCAGTTCAGACGGCAACGAAGGAAGAACAGGTACTTCCTTTCCTAAACGCTCATCAAAGCGATGGGCGAGTTGCCAGTCTGGGATCGGACCTCCAGTCGTTGGATCGACGCCCCGCGACTCCAAGACGGCCTGGAGCCGTGGATCCATGCGAGACATGAACCCCGCGAAGTTGAACATGTCAGCCACCTGAACGAAGGGAAACAACCCAGAAGCGGGGAAGAGCAACTCTTCGCCCTTCTTGTTCTGACCCAACCAGAAGTACGTCATATACCGCGCGGGAAGATCCTTTTTCTGAGCAGCCCAATCCTCCAGAACGGCCTGACCGAGGTTGTTGGCGATGGCTGCCCTCCATGGATGATCGAAGGGGTAGGAAACAACGTACTGAACCAGATGCTTCGACCAGGCATAGAACGGAAGAACCTGGCGAACCACGGTCCTTTCGAACGGCGTGAGATCATCCATGGTTCCAAACACCTTGTTGGCGTGTTCCACAGCTAACGACATGGCTTCTTCTGTAGACAGGTTTCGGCTTGCCCGCTTCATCTCAGCGAGGTAAGAGGCCGCCTTCCACATGTCCTGCGCCGAGGAAGCAAGCGAATGGGTGAAATGCTCAACCCGCCGTGCAACGTAACGGGCGTCACCCATCTGGCCGTAGTCGTGAAGCATCTTGTCGCCGAGAGCGCCACCGGCGATGAATCGGTTCTCTTCCGGAGCTCCCATACGCGCTGTTCCTAAACCAAGGTCGGAGGGAAACTTTCCGTAGTCACCCGTCATCAGCGCATGAAGAGCTTCTGGGAGCATGAGAAGATCCCTAGGGCCTCCTCGCGCCAGCGTCAATACCGCACCGGAAGCAAGAACGTGGACGTAGTAGAAGGGCCTGAAATATAGGTAGGAGAGGCGGAACAGATGGGCACCGGCAGCCATCCCCCGACCGACAACCGAAGAGACATTGAGAAAGTTGTCCTTCGGACGCATCTGCTCCAACGCTCTGGCAAGTTCCTTGGGGATGTAGAAATCACCCCGGCCCCCAGAACCCACACCACCTTCACGCGGAAACAGCGAACGCGGGTCATAGACCATGTACCGGGACCGGAGATTGTCTAAAAGCAAGTCGTAGGACCGTTTGTCGCCGGCCTGTTTCATGAGCTTAGCCCACCGCTGCGTCTCGGCCATCATGTCCTCACGGCTGAGAACGACCGAAGAATCCTTCATTGTCTCGGAGAGTCTTTGGGTCTCCAGATAGTGAACGTAGTCGGCCCACTGATGCGACACGGCTACAGAAGCATTCTCAATCCACGGGCGCATGTCCCAAGCCCGAGCCTTCAACTCGTTCGGTTTAGTGATGCGTGTGATCAGTCGCGGTCGCGCCGCATCTCCAGCTTCGTCATAGGCAACGTGATGGACGTAGGACGGATCAAGGTGTCGATAGTCCTGCCACTTGGCTGCTTCCTCACGACGCAAGGCGTCATGCTCAGCTTTGGATATCCCTGCGTCCTCGTACATGCCAGACGAAATCATCTCCTGGGTATGAGGATCGAGGTTTCCTCCACTGCGTTGTTCCAACAACTGCATCTCTCTTGCACGGACATGATCGAGCGTGAGGTCCATGTACTTGGCCGGAGGGCGTGTCCCGAACTGCTCCCAAGCCTTGAGAGTTCTCTCCTCGTACTTCGGAAGCCATTGATTGTAGAAACGACCGATCTTTGAAAGCTTGGCCGGATCGGTCTCCGTGAGCATCTGCTGACGTAATTGGTCGAGACGAGTGAGTGCTTTGTTTACGCTGTCCACCGTTTTGGCGAACGCGGGATGCTGACTACGGAGAAAGTCCTCACCACCCCAGGAGAAGAACTCCTGGGGGAACTGCTCCTTCAAAAACTTGGTCTCGGAGTCGATCCACTGGATCCACTTGACTTCATTAGCGGGACGGGGCTTGCCGTCCTTCAACGTCGTTCGCCAGTTGTCGTAGGGGTGAACCATGTCCGAGGTCACCCGTTCGATATCGGCGGTCTTCATGCCGAATTTCTTGTCCATGCCGGACAGACGAGTCAACTCACTGTTCAACGACGCCATGTGATGACTTCTGCCCTCGCCGATCATTCGCATGAGATGGCGCATCTGCGCACCACCCAGTCCCGACTTTCGGAGCAGATCAGTCGGTAGGTAACCGTGAACCTTGGGAAACTTGCCTTCGATCTTTCTTTCGACTCGTCGGTAGACAGCTCCGGTTGCCGGAAGGGGAGGAAGACCAGACTTGCGGTACTTGGCCGCCCGTCCAGCGAACCCGATGTCCTCAGCGTGTTGTGCAGCCTCCTCCGAAAGATCCGACCCCCGCGTCAGAAGTTTGCTTCCCTCATGAGCAACAGGAGCGAGATCCAAAACGATGTTGGTCGGGTCGTCTCGCAAAGCGTGGACAAGACCGCTAACTCCACCGGGCAGCGAATAGCCGAAGAACTTCTCACTCGGTACGGTCTCAGACGCAGCTTTCGCCGTCTGGGTTCCTGGGAAAATGTCGATAATTGGGAGTTCTAAAACCGGCTTCCAGAAACCTTCCTTGTGAATGGAGTCAAGCAATTCGGGGAAGTTCTTCGGACCTGTCGTCGGAACATGAGCGGTGTGATCGAAGGGAAGGTGACTCCACCCTCGCCATTTGAATTGGAGCTCGGATCCCGGAACGTCTCCCCGCATGAATCCCGGAGCGTGTCCACCGGCAAGAAACGTCAGTCCCTTGTTCAGCTC